CCCCGACACTGACGCTAACGAAGACAACGAGCCTGACGGGCTCGACGGGTTGCGCAAAGCCTTGGCGGCCGAGCGCAAGCTACGTAAGACCGCGTCGGCGCGGGCCAAAGAGCTGGAGGCGTACGAGAAGCAGGTCAAGGAAACCGAAGAGGCCAACAAGTCCGAGCTGACGAAAGCCCAGGAAGCTCTCGCCGCTGTGACAGCGGAACGGGAGAAGGCCGCCACCGAACTGTTGCGCTACCAGGTTGCTTCGGCCAAGGGCGTACCGCCCAACCTCACCCCGTTTCTCAACGGGGCGAACAAAGAAGAGATGGAGACCGCCGCCGACGTGCTGTTGGCCGAGATCGGTCCCCAACGTCCCGCTGTCCCCGGTCGCCCCCAGGAGCGGTTGGTGAACGGCAAACCCTCGCAGTCGAACCTCGACAGCGAGGACCCCATGACCCTCATCCGTATGGCACGCGAGCAGGCCGAAGGCTCGATCCATACGCGGTGACCCGTTAGAGCCGCGCCACGGCCTCGACGGGCAGACATCTAGGAGGAAGCCGTGGCCGGAAACACTTTCCTGACGCCCACTGTCATCAGCAAGGTGGCTATCGGGGCGCTGGTGCAGGATCTGGTCCTGCCCCGTCTCGTGAACCGTGACGTCGAAGCCGACTTTCAGGGTGGCACGGGCACGGTCGTGAACGTGCGCATCCCCCCGACCGTGACCGGTGGCGGGGCCCGTACCTATACGCAGACTTTGCGTGACGCGGCGACGCCGATCGTGTTGGACCGCATCACCGAGACCACGATCCCCGTCACGATCGGCCCGATGCTTTACAAGGGTGTCCCGGTGACTGACGAGGAGTTCACGTTCACGCTGACGGACTTCACCCGTCAGGTGATCGAGCCGATCGTTCAGCCTGTCGGCATCGGCGCCGAGGCCCTGTTGGCCGCGGAGATCAACTCGTTCCCGGCGTCGACCACGATCGTCCCCGCCGCGGACGGTTCCGATCTGCATGACGCGATCCTCGAAGCCCGCATGACGCTCGACAAGCGTTACGTGCCGAAGCAGGGCCGCATGTTGATCGTGTCGCCCGAGATCGAGATGTCGCTGCTGTCGGACCCGATCAACCGTCTCGTGCGCTACCAGGACTCCGGTTCGACCGAGGTGTTGCGCGAGGCGAACATTGGCCGGCTGTACGGGATGCCCGTGATCGGCTCGACCGAGCTGACCGCTAAGAGCTTCGTGATCATGACCCGTGACGCGTTCACGTTCGTCATGAGGGCCCCCGCCGTGCCGGCCGGTTGCACGTTCGGCCAGTCGGTCAGCTATCAGGGCATGGCGATGCGGTTCATCCGTGACTACGACTCGGCGTTCATGCAGGACCGGGCGATCTGCTCGGTGTTCGCCGGGGCTGAAACGCTCGACGCGCAGCGAGCCATCCGCGTCGTGGCCGCCTGAGCCATGTTGCCGCCACTGGCGACGATCACGGACCTAGAAGCCCGGCTCGGTCACCCGATCACCGACGCCGCTGAACAGGCCCGAGCCAACGCCCTGTTGGCGGACGCGTCGTCGCTGGTGCGTTTCGCCGCCAACCAGACCTGGGTCGATCCCGACACGGGTGAGCTGGCCGTGGTGCCCGACCTGGCCGTGTCCATCACGTGCCAGGCGGCGCTACGGGGCTGGTTCAACCCGGCCGGCATCGAAGCCGCCCAGTTGGGGGCCGTGTCGGTGCGCTACGGCGGGGCGTGGCTCAACGCCCAGGAACGACAGGATCTCGCCCTGTTCAACCGCGGCAAGGGCCTACAACAGCAACTGTTGAAACCCGGGTTCGGGTTCGACGGGAACCTGTGGGGTTACGCACCGGTCGACAACAACAACGACGGGTTGACCGTCCCGTACGCCGACTGGTTCCCGATCGGGTACTGATGCCGCACGACCATGCGATCCACCAGTTGATCAAGATGGCGTGCACGGTCCGTCACTCCGATCCCGGGGACGTCGACGAGTACGGCGACCACCCGGTGGGTGTCATCACCGAGACCACCGAACGCTGCTACCTCGCCCAGTCCACCCGGGGCGAGAACGACGACATCGAAACGGAACGCTGGCAGATCTACTTCCTGCCGTACGTGGTCGTCGACGCCAACGACTCGGTGTTCGTTGACGGCATGGAGATGCAGATCCTCGGCAACCCGTGGCTGGTGTGTGACCCGGTCACCGGGTGGCGCACCCACATCGAAGCGACGGCCGTGAGGCGCATCTGATGGCCGAGCTGACCCGGCGCACCTCAGCGAAGACCCCCGTCAAGGTCGTCATCGACGAAAAGAAGCTACGCAAGTTCCTCGACACGAACGCCGCCGCCCAGGTCGGTCTCCTGAAGACCGCGCTCACGGTCGAGTCCGCCGTCAAAGAAGCAGCCCCGTACGGCAAGTCGCTGTCGTGGCCGTGGGGCAACCCGATCAAACACGGCTGGTTTCGGGACTCGTTGCACACCCGGCCGTTCCGTGGCGGCTACCGGGTGTTCTCCCGGGACCCGTTCGCTCACCTCATCGAGTTCGGGTCGATCAACAACCCGACCTACGCCCCGTTCCGTCGGGTCATCCGAGCGTTCAAAGGCAGGACCCTGCCCAACAAGGCGTCGACATCGGCCACCAACTCACAGTTCGGGTCCGCGGCGTGATCGTCGTCGACACCGAACGGTTGCTGTCGGGATGGTTGCGGGCCCAACCCGAGATCGTCGCCATCGTCGAGGACCGGGTCTACACCGACAACCCCAACCGGGCCGTGTTCCCGCTGCTCAAGCTCACCCAGATCGCCGGCAACCCCGTGTTCTCCCGGCCCCTGTACCTCGACACGGCCCTCATCCAACTCGACGCCTACGGCGGACCCAAAGTGCTCGCCCGTCAGCTCATCGACACGACCCGAGACCTGTTGGCCGAACGGTTCCCTGGTGACCACCCCGGTGTGGGTGTCGTCACGGGCGTCGACTTCGGCGACCTCATGTACCTGCCTGACGACGGCTACGCGCCACCGAAGCCCCGGTTCATCGCGACGACGTCGATCTATACCCACCCCTAAGAGGAGGCCCCCTCATGCCCACTGATGCAGGCGACATCCGAGTAGGCGGCGAAGCGAAGATCTTCCTCGCCCCGCTCGGTACCGCGTTCCCCGCCTTCGATGTCGAACCGGCGGCCCCGTGGGTCGATCTCGGCTATGTCACGACCGACGGCATCACCCTCACCTATGGCCGTGAGGTCACGGAGATCTACGCGCTCCAGTCGATCGACCCGGTGCGGATCATCCAGACGAAGGCCCCCAAGAGCATCAGTTTCTCCATGATGCAGCACGGCCGGGACCAGTTGATCCTCGCCCTCGGCGGCGGCACGTTCGTGGATGAGGCGACCGCGGGGGTGGTGCGGTACACGCCGCCCCCGGCGTCGTACATCGACGAGCGGGCCATGCTGTTGGAGCTGGTCGACGGCACCGCCAAGTACCGCTACGAGTACAAGCGATGCCAGAACCGTGAGCCCGTGGAGAACAAGCTCGTGCGAGAAGACGCCGCCACGTTCCCCGTCACCATGCAGATCCTCGTTCCGTCCGACGCGTCGGCGCCTTTCGAGATGGTCACCAACGACACCGCCTTCGACGACGGTGTAGTGCTGTTGGGCGCCAACGGCCGCACCAACGGCAACGGCGAGACCGTCGAGCGCGACGAGAACGGCGAACCCGTCCAGCGCGACGAGGAGCCTGTCGCCAGCGGCCGGAAGCGCGGCTGACCGTGCCCTCGTTTGTGCCCCTGGGGCGCTACAAGGTCACGTACCTCGACGGCCGGGTTGAAGAGGTCCGGTCCAACTTCGCGGACATCATGCGCCTAGAGGCCGCCCTCCCCGCGAGCGACACGCCCGACGGGACCAGCCTCGCTCACGGCGTCTGGCTGTACCTGGGCAAGCCCAAGGGTGACCTACACGCGTGGGCTGGGGACGTCTACCGGATCGAACCCCAAGGGGACGAACCGGAGCCGGAGCCGGACCCTACCCCCCCGGCAGCTGGGGACGACTGATCTGTCAGCTGTCGGTAGCGACCCGCACCCCGGTCGCTGACCTGGCGGCCTGCGACCTCACCACCCTGTTGACCCTCTCCGAAGAGATCCGGGCCGAGCGTGAGCTTGAGTCATGGACGACCCGGGAGGAGCTGCTGGCGATGCTCATCGACCTCATGCACGTCATGCGGGTCGAAGCGTTGGCTGGCATGGGCGTGAAGTCCCCGCCGCGTCCCCTCCGTGTGCCCCGTCCCAACGAACATGTTCGGGACGAGGTGCCCACGGTGAGCCCCCGCCAACTGGCCGCTCTGACGATGGGACCCTGAGATGGCAACGAGCGTCGGCACCGTCTTCGTCGATGTCCGCTTCAACACCGGCAACTTGGCCGGCGACCTACAACGCTCCCTCACGGGCGCCGCGGCCGGTGCCGGTGCCGCGGCCGGGGCGGAGGCAGGCGCCGGCCTGTCGCGGGGCCTGGGGGCGTCACTCACGACGTTGGGCACCAGCCTCGGCAACTTGGGCCGGCAGGTGTCTTTGGGCCTGTCGCTGCCCCTCATCGCGTTCGGGAAGGTCGCATCGAACGCGTTCGTGCAGTTCGACGTGGCCATGACGCAAACCAACGCGTTGGCGGGCGTCAACGCCCAACAGGTCGCGGACTGGCGGGGCGAGGTCATGGATCTCGGCGCCGAGTACGGCGTCACCGCCGATAAGGCCGCCCAGGGCCTGTACTTCATCACGTCGTCGGGCGTCGAAGCGGCCGACGCCATGGGCGTGTTGGAGGTGGCCACCAAGGGCGAAGCGATCCAACTGGGCACCACCGCCCAGGTCGCCGACGTTGTCACCTCGGCGATGAACCAGTACGGCAAGGAACACATCACCGCGGCGCAGGCCGCCGACGTGTTGACCGCCGCTGTCCGTGAAGGCAAAGGCGAAGCCGATGACATGGCCACGTCCCTGTCGAGGGTGATCCCCTTGGCCGGGTCGATGGGCGTCGAGTTCGGTGAGGTTGCCGGTGTCATGTCGGCGCTCACGCTCTCAGGTGTCAGCACCGACGAGGCCGCCACCCAGATCAACGCGTTGCTCACGTCGCTTCAGAAGCTGCCCAAGCACGCCCAAGAGTCGATGAAGGCCATGACCGGCCTCGATTACGCCACCGTGCAACAGGATCTGAGGACGAAGGGTCTCACCCAGACCCTGAAGACGATCTACAACGCGTTCGGGGACAACGAGGACGCGATCGCCCAGGTGTTCGGCAACGTGCGGGCCCTGCGGGGCATCACTGGCCTGTTCGGCGAGAAAGAAGAACAGACCCTGCGGGTGGTGCAGGCCACCACCCACGCGTTGGGCGCCCAGGACCAGGCGTTGCAGGACACCCAGGCGTCGGCGTCGTATGCGCTTCGTCAATCCCAAGCCCAGTTCGACAACGCCATGACCTCCATCGGGGCGTCGGTGACCCCGATCATCGCCGGGCTCACGTCGTTCGCTGCCGGTGTGATCAGCCTGACCGGACTGTTCGGGTCCGCCGGCCAGTCCGTGGTCGTGTTCGTCGGTGTTGTCGCTGCCGCCGCCGGCCCGTTGCTTTACATGGGCTCATCGGTCATGCGCCTGGTGGGCAACCTCGCGACCCTCGCCGACAAGCTGATGATCGCCGAACGGTTCCGCACGCTCGCTGACGCCCAGAACGGGTTCGGGGCGGCGCTGCGTGCCATCATCCCGCAGCTCGCCCGGTTCAGGACGGCGATCACCATGACCGCGGTCGGGGCCGCCGCCGCGATCATCATCTATCAGAGCCTGTCGAACGCGGTCCACGCCCTCGACGACGAGTACAAGAAGCTCGGTGAGGAAGGCAAACAGAAGACGACCACGTCGGACACGTTCGCGGATCTGACGAAACGGGTCGATGTCGCCAACAAGGGGCTCGCTGACACGAACGCCGAGATCGACAGCCTCCATGAGCAGTCCGACCGGGGTGTCTTCCAGAACCTCAACCTGGGGCTGGCCCGCTCCTACGTTGACGCCCAGAACGCCGGCAACGCCTACCAGGAGATGGGCAAGGACGCCCAAGCGGCCGTCGAGCAGGTCGAAGCGATCTCCCGTCAGTTCGATTTGAACAAAGACGTGGCCACGCAGTGGGTCATGGGCCAACGGGCCATCGGGGTCACGTTCAAGTCGACCGAGGAAGCCCTCAAGGCATACAAGGAAGCCCTTGACCGGGGTGACGCGTCGACGAAGAAAGCCACCGACGACAACGAGAAAGCGAAGAACAGTTGGGAGGGGCTGATGGCCGCGGTGAAGGCGTCAGCCGACACGTTCTTCGGGGTCGTGTCCGCCCAAGAGAACTACAACAACGCCCTAGAGAAGATCGAGGACGCCAAAGACGGGGTCACCAAAGCGGAGAAGGCGCACCGCGATGCCATCGATGACGTTGCCGACGCCCAGAAGGCCGAGCTTAAAGCCAACCAGGCGATCGTCGCGTCGACGCGCAAGGTGGAAGACGCCAAGCTCGCTGCCGCTGACGCCCAGAAGGCCCTCTCCGATGCGCTAGCGGGCCCGTCCGCCGAGGAGAAGCTCGACCTGCGCTCCGCGCGCCTCGCCGTGCGCGAAGCCCAGGCGGCCATGAAGGGCGGATCGGGTCAGACGTCGCTCGACCGGGAACGCAACGCCATCTCGCTCGCCCGAGCCCAAGCAGACCTGAAGCGAGCGCAAGGGGCACACGACAAGCGCGTCGCCGACCTGCGCAAAGACGTCGCGGACGCCACCGAAGCGGTCACGGACGCCGAACAGGCCCGCCAGGACGCGATCGACGCGGCCGCCAAGGCCCGCCAGGCGACCCTTGACGCTCAGGCGAAAGAGCGGGACACGCTTCGGGAGATCCGCACCGCCGAAGACGAGGTCACCAAAGCGCGGATGGACGCGGTCGGCCCCGCGATGGCGCTATCGGACGCCCAGGGCAAGCTTGTCATCGGGTTGCAGACAGGCACGATCGAGGCCGACAAGTTCAAGAAGTACCTGACCGACCTCAAGGAGCTGTACCCGGAGCTGGCCGGCGAGCTTCAGGGCTACCTCGACAAGTTCGGTCTGTGGGAGTTGGCCCACCCGAAGACCGTGCCGGCACCGGAACCGTTCGCCAACAACGCGGTGATCCCCGACGAAGCGACCCGTACCGCGTGGCGAGACCGGCTTCTCCGTGGCGCCAAACCGAACGCTACCGGCGGCCTGTTGGGGGCCGGTCAGTTGGCCACGGTCAACGAGCGGGGCACCCCTGAGCTGTGGACCGAAGGGGGCCGCCAATACCTGCTGCCCGTCGGGGCGGGTCGGGTCACGCCCCTGTCGCCCATGGACATCAACGTGAAGGGCGGCGACGGTGTGAGCGTCGGGGACATCTACGTGCAGGGCGCCGAGTCTCCCGTGCAAACCGCCTACGAGGTGCGCCGCCAGCTACGGGTCGCTACCCGCACGAAGGGGCGGGCCTGATGGCATACCAGATCCGGTTCTCCCATCACCTTGAGATCGACGGTGTGCCCCTGTCGACCCCCGCGTGGGAGCACCAGAACATCCAAACCCTCTACAGCGGCGCCGCGGTACGAGGCGAGAACCGGGTCCTGCCCGGCGCCGCGGGCCGGCGGGCGTTGCCGTGGCGACCCGACGAGACGATGCGCACGCTCACGCTCGCCATCTTCGGTGATCTCTCTTGGGACGGCACCGTGAACGCCGACCCCGAAGCCGGGCTGTGGGCGAACGTCGCTCACATCCAAACGTTCATCGTGAACAACCCCCTCAACGCCGGTTCGACCCGCACGGCGGTCATCAAACGGCCACCGGGCCCCGACCTGGTCGCCACCATCCAAGTGAGAGGTTTCGAGATCGACGACGAGTCCTACAGTCCCGCCGCGATCGCGGCGTCGATGGACATCGCTTTGCTGTCGGGGGCGTTCACGTGAGAGTCCTGTACCCGACCGGCAAACAAGCCCTGCTGCGGGGCCAGATCGACCTTGAGACCGACACCATCAAGGCACAGTTGGTCGGCGGCTACACCTACGACGGAGCGCACAACGACACCAACGACCTCACCGGCCTGGTCGGCTCCCCGGTCATCGTGGACGTCACCGACACGACCGGCGGCTCGGCCCTGTGCGCCGACCTCGTCTACAACAACCTGTCGGGGGCCGACGTGACCGGCATCGCGTTCTACAAAGACAACACGCCAGCACCGGGCACGCTGTTGACCTACTGCGACCAGCGGGCCGACACGGTCCCCATCAACGTCGAGCCCAACGGCGGCGACGTCACCTTCACGTTCGACTTTCTGCTGAAGATCTAGGGGAACCCATGGAGCAGGTGCACATCGAGAACCTAAGCCCGATCAGCCCCGACACGTGGGTCTCCATGGCCACCACCACGGCCGGGCCGGGCACGTTCGTGTTCATGGTGACTTGCCCCCTGACCGACACCGAATCAATGCACGTGCAGATCATGGTTGACCCTGAGAGTGGCGGCACACCCGTCGTCTTCGAGGACTATCTGTCGACGCCGGCCGACCTCTCCTCAATGAGTGCTCACGCCGGGTTCCAGTCGTCTCCCGTCCCGCTCCCGCTCGACACGTGGACAGCGAAACTGCGAGCCAAGAACGACGGGCCGATCGGCCACTGGTTCAACGTGAGGGTCATCAAGCTGTGACCCGCAAGGGCGACCTGTTCTTCTACGGGGCCGGTGGCAGCGAACCATCCGAACCCGGCATCGACCAGACCGTCTCGGTCGTCGGCGCCGTCTCCGGTGCGCAGGCCGGCGCCCCCCTCATCGGCATCGAGGGCGTGGTACCGCCCCGCCTGCGAGCCACCCTGCACCGTCGCCCCAACCTCATCCCCGTGCTCGCCGAGCTGACCGACTCGTTCCGCCGCCAATGGCAGGAAGAGATGAACCTGCCCGGCTCAGCCAGCATGACCATCGGCAACGAATCAGACCAGGCCACCCAGGTCCGTGAAGGCGACATCGTGCGGTTCGAGGACGAAGGCTACGCCGTGTTCGCGTGGATCGTCCGCGAGCTCAACCGCATTCAGATCGCCGGGGGCGAAGAGATCGACCAGGTCACCGAGTACAGCGGTGATGGCCTGCTGTCGATCTTCAAAGAAGCGGTCGTGTACCCCGCCAACGGCCTGGGCGCCAAACCCATCGAAGAGGACCGCTACTTTTCTTGGCAGGACGCCGCCTACGACGAGTCGTGGTGGGGGTACGCCGCCCGTTACCCGGCCGACTACTGGCCGGGCGTGAACGACTCACCCGACGGGATGCCCCCCAACTCCGGCATGTTCGCCGGGGTCACCGACTGGGCGAACGTCCTGCCCGGCTGTCCCCGCATCACCGCCCCGAACACCACGTACTGGCTGGCACCCGGCGGTTGGTCGTACATGCGCCGGCTCGTCTACTTCGGTCCCGACGACCCCACCCGGGAGATCATCGTCTACTGGTTCGCTGACGACGCCGCGTACGTGTGGTGGGATGGCCAACCGCAGGGCCAAACCGAGTATTGGTCCAACGACAACTCGGATCTCCAACAGTTCCAAGTTGAGGTGACGCCGGGCTGGCATGTTGTCGCTGTCGCCGTCCAGAACCATGAGGGCGAAGCGTTCTGGTCTGAGGGCTTCGGCGAGTGGATCAACCCGTGGTCGTTGGTCATGGCTGGGTTCCCCATGGAACCCACCACCGGGGAGATCGGCGGGGCACCCATCTTCACAACCGACCCCGAGCATTGGAGGATGGTCGCCTACCCGCCCGGTCCCCCGGGCTGGACGCCCGGCCAAGTCATCCTGCGGTTGATGGTTGAAGCGCAGTGGACACGATCCGGGCTCGCGGGGGTGACCGCCGGGTTCAACGAACAGGTCGACAGCGCCGGGAACCCGTGGCCCAACGTGGGTGACATCGCCACGAAGGTCGGCACCGACTACCTGACGTTCTTCCTAGAGCTGTGCGAAACCTACGTGGACCTGTGGATGGAGCCCTCCCAGTTCCGGCTCCACGCGTGGGTGAAAGGCACCCGGGGCCAAGCCAAGCCGGTCACCCTGCACCCACCGCTTGATGCCAACAACCCGCTGTCAGGCAACCTGGCGGGCCTGTCGTACAAGAGGGTCGACTGATGCCGATCAACGTCCTGTTGGTGCGCTGGGCTGACGGGTGGCGGGAGGTCGTCAACCAGGCTTCGATCGACAAACACGGCCGGCGTGAAGCGATGCTCGGGTTGGGTGGCTTGCAGTCCCCGGCCGAGGTCGACCGGGTCGCCGGGATGCAGCTCGAAGTGTTCGGTGACAGCCGTACCGCCGTCGCCGCCGATCTCATGTGGGCCGACACCACCGACCGGCCCTACCGGGCGTTCGGGGTCTCCGACACGATCACCGTCCCCGCCTATGGGGGCGGCACGATCAGCCAACGGGTCCGCGCCATGACCGGCGCTGAGGATGAGCACGGCGAGGTCACCTACAGCCCCGAGCTGGGCGACCTCATCTTGGAAGAACAGGAACGCACGCTCCAGTCGATCAAGAAGATGGCGGACGGCACGCTCGAAGGCGAGTCCCCGGTGGCGATGCCGGCCTCGGCGATCAAGTCGACCCGCAAGTTCTACGGCTCCGCGCCGTTCCCGTTGAGCAATGCGCTGCGCATCGAGACCGGTGGTCCGAACATGGGATGGAACGGCACGTCCGGGCGCTACGCCGGAGGTAACGGCGCCTACATGCTCACATCGTTCCAGATCACCGTGCCCGGCAGCACCGCCGATGACGGGGTCAACACCCGGTTTGAGCTTCACAACCACAACGGCGACTCGGCTGACAATCTGTGCGCCGGGATCAACCTGGGGTTCTTCCATGCCGCCGGCACCTTCAACGGTTCGATCTACAGCCCGACCGTGATGATCGGCAATGGGTGGGACATCGAGATCATCGGCGGCGGCCAAGCCGTCGGTCCCTTCACCGTGGTCGCCTATTTCGCTCAGGCCGGCACGTCCGTCGTGTTGCCGTGGACTGTCCTATGAGCGACCGCTGGTACGTGATCGCCATCGTGTTGGCCTACCTGGCCGCCGGGGCCATCCTCGCTTTCGGTTGCCTGGTCCTGCTCAACGCCGCCGACCAGGTCCACAACGCACCGCTCTGTAGGAGGATCTAGTGGCCGCCATCTCCGCCTACCCGACCAACGGGGCCGTCGTCCGAGGCGACCCCCTGACCATCCCGGTCAACATCTCCGTCGACGGTGTCCCCATCGACGTGTCCGGCTCCGACTGGCGGGCCCAAGTACGCACCACCTACGACGCCGCGTTGGTCGTCGAGTTCACGTGCACCGTGGTCACGCCGGCCGGTGGCAGCGTCCCCTCGCAGGTGCTCATGGAGATGACCGGCGACGAGACCGCCCTGTTGAAAGCCGGCATGATGTTCGACCTCGAAGAGTTGGATAAGACCACGGGCGACACGATCAAAACGTGGTGGATCTGCACGGGGTTGAAGATCCAACAGGACGTGTCCCGCGACGACCCCGGGCCCATCATCCGTGAAGCCCCCACGCTCGCTAGCCCGGTGGCTCGCCGTGCCTGAGGTTACGCTCGACCTCCAGACCACCGAACCGGTCGGACTGGACGACTCGACGACCCCGGCTTCGGTGTCGTTGGAGTTGCGCAACGAGGCGATCACGCTCGACCTGATCGACGCCAGCGTGAACCTTGACGCCCAGATGGCCCCGCCCCCGGCGATCGAGCTCAACTATCAGAGCGACATCGAAGAGGTGCGCCTCAACGCCATCACGGACAACATCTCGCTGTCGCTCACCGAAGAGGTCGTCAACCTCGACGTGGTCCCGGCCGAGACGATCGAGCTGATCATCAGCGAAGGTGGCGAACCGGGACCGCAAGGCCCGGAAGGACCGGAAGGGCCACCGGGACCGCCGGGGGTCGACGGTGACCCCGGTCCCGCTGGCGCTGACGGTGCACCGGGACCCCCCGGCCCACCCGGTGAGGACGGCATCGACGGTGCACCCGGCACTCCCGGTGCTGACTCGACGGTGCCCGGCCCCGAAGGCCCCGCTGGACCCCCGGGCGTGGAAGGCATCCA